GGGTTAAGGTCGGCCGGAAACAGATAGATAAGACTGAATGTTGATCCGAGACCGGCGTAGGACGGATCGAGGCCATTGCCGCTGTTATCGAGAAACGTAAAATCACCGACGAATCCGAGATAAAGGCTTCGCACGATTCGATTGAGATTTTGGCAGATGACACCGCCGATAATCGGAAGATTGTTGACAAGGACATCCATGAACAACGGTGGCGGGCTGACCAGCGCGGTGCCAACCACGGCCGCGAGCGCGCTGGCCTGCAACGTGTAGACGTCGAGTTGGACGCTCTGATTGTTGAGCGTGACCGCGACGGTCTGATACGGGACTGGTTGAAGGGGGACGACAATGGGCATGTTAAAAGCCCCCGCCGTCTGGCCAGTTCCCATAACTCGTCGATGACGCCGACGATCCAGCCGTTATATTTTGGTCGAAGTCGCCCCACTGGCTCATGTTGTTCGTCTGTTGCGTCGTGACCGGGATCGATTGCACCGTACCATCCGCGACCGGGCTAGTGGCAGAAGCATCCTGCGGGCTTGTGATACTGCCGGAACTCGCTGTGGCCGTTCCGCTCGCTGTAGTCGTTCCGGTCTGGCGCACCTCAAGAAGCCAAACATCGACGGTCAGAAGCCCGACACCATTCACTGCCGTCCGAGCGTAGTCGTAATGCTGCACGTTGGCACTGCTATAAGTCGTCTCCGGCGTGGCCACATCGTAGAAATTCAGATCGTCGGCGATGGCCGCTATCGAATCGAGAAGCGCCTGACGATTGGCATCGTCGCCGCCAGCCGAATATCGAACGCGCACATCGAACGGCCGCTCGACCTTGTCGTAGGACTCGAAGCCACCCTGCTCGACTTGGTAGTCGGCAATCGCCCAGTCCTGCTTATAGGAAAAACTGACCACGCAATCGGCTTGAACGACCGGGGCTCCGTTGAGAAAGATTCCCCATTGATCGCCGAGCGGGGCGCCGAATGAGATCGGAGCATCTTGCATCAGTAGAACGATGTTCTGAATCGCAGCAGTCGGATCGCGCGCGAGCGCGGGGACTCCGAGCACATTGGGGACATCTGGAAAATCGGTCACGGGCCGTTGGTCCCGTAATTAAGCGCGCCGTACTTATGCGCGCGGATAACCGAGGAAACGAAGTCCTTGGCAATGCCATTGGCGTCCGTCGCCTGCGTACCGATGTTCACGCCACCGTGGATGTTTACCTCGTGGCTGCTCGTGCTGGTCGATGCCGCCGATTTACGGTTGTCGTTCCAGACATCACCCTGTGTCGCGGCGGACTGCGCGGCGGTTGCAAGCGATGGCGACGCGGCGACCTTGTCCCACACGCTCGGCGGTGCCGGCGCTCCCGGTCGTCTTCCTATCCCGGCGTTGGCTGCCCCACGCCAGCCATGCCACGGACCCCACCCGCCCTTGGCGGCCTGATCGAGCGCGAAGTCTATCTGCTGGCGCGTCGTCGAAGGATCGCGCGCATCAAGTCCGGTCTGTTTGGTGAACACATCTCCCAAGCCACCTAGGCTCAAGCCGGGGATGTTGTTCTTGTAGTGAAGTTGGAACGGTCCGAACGACGTGCCGCGGTCTCCGACGTAACTGTTAAGGCCCTCACTCCTAGCGACGCGGACGGCGATATCGGGGTCGATGCCGCGCGCAATCGCAGCTTGGCGAATGTAGGCTTCTGTCTCAGACGGCGAAGTTGCGCCGCGCTGAGAAGTCGATGCAGGCCGAGTACCATCGCCACTAGGCGCAGCTGCGCCTGTGCCAGCCGGCACGGCTCCGGCCGCGGCTCCGGTCTTGTTGCCGAAAATGTCCTCTTCGCCCGACTTATATTTCTCCGGTATCAGGCCGAGAGCATCGGCGGCTTTATAAGCCAGACTACCAGCACCGCTGAGCATCTTCACGACCCACGGATGCTTACTCTCGAAGTCGTCGATAGCCTTTCCCATTCGATCCCATAGCGCGGTCCACATCGGCCCGATCTTGTTCCAGTTCTCATAGATGGCGAGTCCAATGAGAGCTATCGACGTCGCGAGTACAAGCCACGGGCCAGCGGCGACATCGAGGAAACCAAATCCAGCGGCGAGTCCTCTTACAAGCCCTATCAACACCTGGATTCCGCCGAGAAGAGTCGGACCAATCAGGCTTGCAGCCATCGCGGTGCCGAGCGTGACGACCACCGCAGTAATCGCCTCGAACGCGATTTTGATTGCCTGCGGATGCTCATTCGCCCAGTCGCCGAATTGCTTTAAAGCTCTTCCGACCGACAGCAGTGCTGGCGTCAATTCGGTCATCAGCACTTCGCCGGCGTGGTGCCATCTCAACTCTATTTCTGTCCAGAGATACAATCTCTCTTTCGCCGCATCGGTATCGGCGGTCTGACTCGCGAAGGCTGCGGCCTCTTTCCTGAGATTCTGAAATGCCTCCCATCCCAACGTAAGTTGCGGGACCAACTCGGCGAGGCCAAACTGCTTGGCAAATGATGTCGCGCGTGCCGGGTTGATCGCGGCTATCTTCGAGAGGTCTTCAAGAATTGTGTCCATCAGCTCGGCCAGTGGCCGATTGACGTCGATCGCCTTGCCGCCTTCTCGCGCCAGCGCCGTGAACATAGCCGGAAGCTGCGACGACCCAGTATTGATCCACTGCTGCAGGTTGTCGGCCAAAGACGAGAAGGCGTTCGCCATCCCCTGCGTCGTGCCACCAGCCAACTTGGCCGCGCCTTCGTAGGTGCTCAAGGTCTTCGTCGATATTCCGAGGCCAGATGCCATCCGCCCCATAGCGGCGTCGGACGCAGTCATCGTCGAGACAAACTCTTTCAGCCCGACTCCGCCGGTAAACACCGCGAACAGCGCGACAACTTGATTGCGAAGCTTGCCGAACATCTCGGCCGTCGTCTTCGATCGTTCCTCGATCTCCTTGCCGCTCTTTACCGCGGCATCCTTTGTCTTGTTGAATGCGTCGGTGGCTTCCCTTTCTCCCTTAGTATATGCGCTCGGATCGAGGCCGATGCTTACGACAAATTCGTCCAAAAGATTTGTCGACATAGATTTAAGCCTCCGGCTGCTGCTTGCTCAAGAGGCGGCGGTTAATCGCATCTACGACGATGATTTCCAACATGAGGTATAAATCTTCCGTGCCGTAGACCGTGCTCAGTTCGTGCAGCGTCGCCTTTCCAGCCGAGATCACGGCGCCGATCGCTGGTGGGACGTTCGGGTATTTTGCGAGACTGGCGCCGCCTCCGAAGTCTCCGAGGTCGAGGTTTGTTTCGACTTCATTGCGGCCAATAAAAAACTTGCGTGCAGGTCCCATACCTCACGATAGAGACGAAAAACGGTCATGACCTCTTCGATATCGTTCTCCATAAGCGGTTGGGCGAAGTCGGATTTCTTGTGGTCGCGGATGATCTGCACGCAGTCGACCATCTCGTCGAGCAGCGGTTTAAGTTCGGCGTATTGCATCCCGGCGAGTGCGTTGAAACCGGCAACGGCGAGAGATTCCCACCCCCGCTTGACGACATCGTCTGAAATGACAAACCCGGCCTTGGCGAGTGCGAGGCCAGCGCGGATTGCCCACGAGGCCGCTGGGAACGCGGCCATCTCAGTAAGCAAGAACATTTTGCCGGAATCTCTTCCGGCATCCGTGACAGTGAAATGCTTAGTGTTTCTCGGCAACGCCGCCTCCTTTTAGAATTACGCACGGCCAGGAGGCTCGCGCGTGGATCAGACCGACGACGGGGCCGAGACGACGCTCTCCCAGTTGATGTTGAACCGCTGGGCTTGCAGCAACTTCTTGGCCTGTGGGAGAGGCTTGTAACCCGTGAGGAACCCCTTCGTGAAGGTCCATTTCTTTCCGACGTCAAGGACTATGATGGCATTTGCCGTGTAGGTCGTTCGGTTCGCGACCTGCGCGTTGTACCACTGATCGAAGATGTCGATCGACGGCGAGTCGGCCATCAGCATGATCGACTGCTTGATATCTGGATAGACAAATCCGCCGGAGAGGTTGCCGTCGACGCCGCGCTGTACCTGCGCGCTCTCAAGCTCGTCGACATCCGTGACGTCATCAGCGGCGAAGTTTTGGATTTGTGTCGGTGTCGGGAAGATAATCCCGATCGTTATCATCAACGTGGCATTGGCGGAGGTGATCGAGGTCATGGCTCAGGTTTCCCTTATTGCACGCTGATGCTGGCGAGATTCAGGGCCTGCACTGACTGGCCGTCAGAATAAAATAGCGTGCATGGCGGCGACGCGCGTGCAGCACGGACGATCGCGGACGCATCCTGGATCAAGAGATAGTAGCCGAAGTTCTCAACCGCCGTCGCGGCGTCGATACCAGCGGGGACGGCGGCGTTGATTTCCGCGATCTGCGCGTTCGAAAGCGTGACGCCGGTGCGGATCGTGCCAAAGTTTAGCGCGGCCTGGATTGGATCGGTGCAAGCCGCATCAATCATCAGGTAGCCGGTCCGGTTGTACGGAATCGATCCAGCGTTGACGAGGAGCTCGACGAGCGCGAGCTGCAGCGCGTTGTTGAGTTGGATCTGGTTGATGTAACTGTCGAACCACTCAAACGGGCCGGAGACAAAGCCGCGGTTGAAGAAGATGAAGTTCTCGTTCGCGGTCGCATAGGCGCCATAGAAGTTGTAGCCGTTGCCACGGTCGCCAGTTGCCTGCGGGTTGCCGCCGAGGTTGTGTGCAATCGTCTGATTGGTGACGTCCGCGATAAGACCGGACTGCGAGCGGAAGGCGAAGGTAATGCGCCCATTGGTCCGGCCGAAGTCAATCGATGCCACGAAGCCGCAGATCGCGGCCGCCTTGTTGACGCCTTCCGCGAGGCTCGGCACCCATTCAGCCCAGGTGCCCGACGTATTCGATTGCCCGAGTTGATAGGCCCAACTTCCCGTCGCCGGATCGCTGGTCGTCGGGGTGACGTCGGTGTCCCATCCGACATACGCAAAACGGTCGTTCTGAAGGCCGGCCCACGCCGAGAATGCGAGCTTCTGTGTATTGCCGGAGCCACCATCCGGATCGAACACGGTCATGAAGGTGGCCCAATCGTGCGTTCCGGCCGCGAGCGCCGACATGAAGATCGACGGCGTAGTGGCCGCAGCACCTTGGCTGAGAACCGCCCCGGTGGTGGCGGTCAGAAGCAGCGTGGCCGAGAGCGTCCCGGACGCGAAGGCCGCAGTCGATGGCGCGCCCGTGATGCCAGAGGTGACGACGAACCCACCACTGATCGAGTCATAGGTCACGGTCGGCGCCGTGGCCACGCCGGTCATGGACTCACTCGCTACGTGTTGCTGAGCCCCCGAGAGGCGGTAGAAGCCAACGCCGCCAGCCGTTCCGCTGATCTGCGCTGTGATGACGGGAGACCCGGTAACGCTGGTGCCAACGACAGTCTGCCCGACCGCAAGGGTCGGGCTCGAACACACCGTCACGTCGAGGACGGTCGATGCCGCAGTCATCGTTTCGCTGGCGATGCCCTGCGCGGTGCAGGAAAGCTGATAGGTGCCGGTCGATCCTGTCGTTCCGGTGAGTTGCGAAACGACGGTGGTGGTAGTCGGGACGCTGGTGCCGGCGACGGTGTCACCGACCGAGATATAGCCGGTAACGGCAGTCGCATCGATGACGCTCGACGTTCCGGTGACCGTCGCGCTGCCCATATTGCCGGGGGTGGCCGCCGCGCTGATCGTGAAGGTCGCGCCAGTCGAGCCGCCAGCCGTCCCGCTAATTTGGGCAACGATGTAGCAGCCAACTGGGAGCGAGTTGGTGGTGTCGGTGCCGGAAACCAAATCCCCAACCGAGAGATAGCCGTCAGTGACGGCGCCGAGGGTCAGGGTCGTTCCGGTGGTCGTACTGGTGGCAAAGTGGCCGCCCATCGAGGCGGTAATGGCGGTCGCTCCGATCTCCCCGGTGAAGGTCGCCTCGGTCGGCTCGGCCGCATCGAGCGCCGACTGGATCAGGGTGGCCGCGTTCGAGGGGCTGGTCGCGCCGGAAAGGTTGATGGCCGCCGCGGTGTGCGTATAGCCGTCCACAACGACGGTGAGCGATCCAGACGAATATCCTTGGATATAACCGAGGCCGAGCGCCCCGACATTGCCCCCGCGCAGGTAGGCCGCAACCGCGTTGGCACCATTGTACTGGTCGAACCATACGGCACCCGGCTTCAGCGGGGAACCGTCATAGCCGGCGAAATATCGGACCGCCGCGGTCGTCTCGATAGACGCCGCTCCGAAGTAGCTCGATACGTCATTCGCGTTGGCGAACTGAAGCGGAGGCCCGATCGGAATCCGCGTGTTCTGCGTCAAGATCACCGCGATCATGTCGAGGGCGGAGCCGCCCGCAGACAGGACGCTTGGATTTATTTGGACCAGATCGCTCGCCGGGATAGTCATCTTGGTATCTCCTAAGTCGGCGGATATGCCGCGTCCACGTCAACCGTCTTGACAACGGCGGAATCAGCAAACTCTTGTGAAACCGATAACAGACCATTTGATTGAAGCATAGCCTCAACTACCCATCTGGTCTCATACTGCTGATTTTCATTTATGAACGGTATTTGTTTGGGATCGTCCGCTGATAGCGGCGTGACTCCGTAGTTTGGAATCTGGTCCGCGAACTGCCGGGTCGAAAATTCGTCGCGAAAAAGCGTACTCACGGTCTGGGCCATGTCTGCGGAATCGCCAACGTCGGCGCTGTGAAAATCGAGCTGTATGCAGATTTCGGTCGGCTGAATAAGTGACTTCGCGCCGCAGGAAAGCGTCTCGGACGAAACGGCCTGCGTCGGTGCCACGGTATAAGTTCCTATGCCGCCAGGCGGCGTGCCGCTGGTCTGCGCTGAAATAACCGTGTTTGCCGCAACACCGACGCCAAAAACCTTCGCCCCGGCCGAGATTACACCGCGCGTAACGGCGGTCACCGTCATCACAGTCCCGGCGATAGAGCCGGTAAACTTGACGTCTTTGACAGAGTCGATGTTCGTCCCAAGGCGAGGACGGCGCAGCGTTGTGAAAATGACGAAATCTGAGCCAGATGGTTCGGGCGACCTGTTGTCTTGGCCCTCCAAAATATCAACGCCAGCCGGGAGCACCGCGAGCAAGAAAGATCGCAAAGCCGTTTGAACACCCGATTGATCAGGAGTCGGAACAAAGCTCATGGCGTTGCCCTTTCACGCTCATGTCTGGCTTTTGCTGATGCCGACATCTTAGCGCGTGTTTCCTCAGAAACTGGTTTTGGTTGGTGCCCTTTGCTGGCTACTGATATATTGTTTTTGTGATCATCCGAAAGCGTCCTTCCCAGGCAATAGGTATTGCCCATCAGCGACCGAGAAATTCGTTTCTTGTCTTCATCGGACCATCTCGGTTTTCCTTTTTGCGCTATTGAAGATGCCAATGCCATAATTTTTCGTATCTCGGCCTTTGAGCGAAGGATATTCAATGATACCAAAATGTTAC